CGCGAAGTTATGACATGTAAATCATCTTCTGCTATTCGGACGTCACACAAGCGTTCAGTAACCCGGATATACCATAGAGGTAACTATCACATCAAATTGGGTAGCTGAAGAAGGCAACACACCGCCAGAGGTCCATGTTAGGACACATCCAAAACCAGTGATATTTACCACATACTATGCCGACAAATATGTGGCAGTAACTCCAGTATTGGTAACACTGTTAGCGGTATAATTGTCGTATGCATTGAGCTAAGTGCCATTGGTTACACTCAAAGTTGGCAAAGTAACTGAAGTACTACTACCAACCCAAGTTATGGACACATTATAACACCCAAAGGACAATTAATAAGGGAAACTAATTGACAATGCAGTAAACGTTAATTATAAATTCGTACCACTACTAGCCGTTTAGGTTAACCCAAACAATTACGAACCGCTAATAGTTCCGGTGTTGTGGATATAATGAGCAAATAAATTGTCTGCTTCAACTGACAGTTTTGGATGCAGCAACTCAATATCATATGTAACCCATAGTTCTCCAACATTTACCGATTATGCCTAAAATCCATTGGTACTAATCTAAAACTAACCCATGTCATAAAATTGAATGACTTGCCCGACTGGCACTGCACCAGGTCTAACGTACATTTCTTTTAGCACGTTTTGAGAAGGTGCGCACTCAATTGGAAACACAGCACTACATGAAGGTTTAATGCTGACTGAACCCGTATAATTTTCTTACTGAACCTTATTAGTAAATGGTGCATTATTTGCATCATACTAACATGACATGATTACCTATCCCAGAGCAGTATTAGTAGAATTAAGAGCATCAGCGGACATGGTTTTAAACTCATATAATTGACCAATAATCCGATACGACTCAAAATTAGCAGCAATTGTGCTCAACCAGGGATATGAAACTTGTTGCCCTGGATTGACTGAATACACTTAATAATTAAAAGCTCCAGCAGTTGAAGAGGTAATAACATCACCAACGAACTCACGATGTCTAATCTTAACATTCTCTGACCCAAAGGCAGGCGGACCTCCTCTAACCAATGAGTTCGTTTTAATGGCTTCAGTACCAGGGGCTATAGTATAATCTCCGCGACCAAACACACGTGAGATATAAGATCCAAGCTGACCACCCACCTAACGGGCTATCGGCCGGAAAGGCCCCATACCGGGAATAAAATCGGCTGCATAACCCGCCAAAGTTTCACCTACCTTACGCGCTTGTTGGTTAAATTTACTTGGTTTCTCATTACGCTGCTTCTTAACGTTCTTTTTCTGCTGTTTATTCTTGTTCTTTGCCATGATATAGTGGCCACATTCACTGCAAATCACGAAGCTACACAGCAGATAGTGATGGAATAACACAATCACCACTGCAATCCAACCAATCAACATCTTTGAAATGGATCGCCGACAAGCAAACACCATAACGCTATTAGAAATAGGCTTCGAACTAATTGTGTATAACTCGACACTAAGTACGCGGAACCCTAATTAACTAATTATCAAAGCGAATGGACGAAACTTCACCCTTACCAAACTAATTATGTAGTGAATCATTCAAACGTGGATAAAACTACAGACTGTGTTGATCGGCTTGAACAAGATCCTAACAATGTTCAAAAATCCGCCCTACTTGTTCTTTCTATACCATGCGAGTCAACATGACCAGCTTAGACAGCTTCCTAATTAAAGTAAAGCTTGGCTCATGATCATAAACACAGGGAACAATCAGTGAACTGCAGAATTCAGCCTCAACAATGTTCTAACGCAAATGTATTTTTGCGTCCAATCCGAAACTTGCAAGGCCTGCTTAAATTTTCTACATCTAAGAAATACTATACTTGCCATCAAGGATCGTTAAATTGTCATCACCAAGAACAAACATTCTCTTGAACTTAATTCCCTATTAACGGAAATTAAAGAAATGAACAAACATGTTGATCAGCGAATTACCCACGCTAGTCTACGGATCACCCGAACGCCGAGTGTATTGGACATTGTATTTTACAGTCGTTTAGAACCCTCGCCGACCAACTTAACCATATCCCACGGTCCTAGTCGACTTCTCCAAAAGGTATTTGATACAATCCCACAAACGATGTTACTTATTCTAACAATAAACATCGTAAAAATACTACTCGATTTGCGAACAAACATGACCCTAACTACTATCATAATTACTAAAATCACTTTCATATATCTGATCGCCTAGCCAATAGCTAGCGAAGATTTTCTAGCCTATTTAGTTAGCATCTAGTCCCGAAACGTAAACGAAACTATCACCATTTTGACCCATTGCCTTCGATAATGGTTTCATGGCTGCTTACAATATAATGCTAGCGTTGTAATCCTAAGTGGATTGAATAACACGGAAACACAACGGTTGCTCACGGTACTCCCAGACCTTAATCAGTTTTTCATTTTTAATAAACACTGACCGATTTAAAGAAATTTAGTCTTTGTTGACCACCAAGTTTTTAGTTTCCACTTCAACCATGGCCTTACCATAACGTGTCTTTTTACACCTATCAGTGTAACTATCAACCACGTCTTACAATTCAAAGACATCATACTTAAAATCATTGACAGCGACAAAATTGACTAGCTCGTCCTTCAATAGCTATCGATCAACTGTCTCTGACAAGGTCTTATTTATCGATCTAGTTTGAATACTCTAAACAAGAGTATCAACAGACTTTGAGTTCGGAACAACAAAATCATATCCATTAATAGTTGGACCAACCGCAACGAAGCTGGACTATACTGGACAATCCAGACCATTTTCAATCACTGCTACTTATGCATTTTCTTTCTTTTCAGGAATTGGCTTATTGTTTGCAGTCGGTTACACAGGAAAGCTCGACTACACCGGATTCATAAAAGGGGCATGACCAACAGCCCACTCTTTGATTCCCTTAAAGAAACCACTAACTGTAGTACTGCCTTGAGAGACCGCATCTGCAAAAATGGCATTTACACGCATTCTCATTGTCATTTTATACAACACCAAAGAAACGATCACATCCATCAACTCTGACGAGTGAAGACTCTAAAGCCATCGTATATCCCGAGAGAAACTTTCCATGACCGCTTAAGGCGGTTTGACTATCTAAATAATCAAATACTCAACCAAAGCAGCCAACTAGTCAACACTCTCGGTTTAACGACTGGCGGTGACAAACAAAACCCAATTCAAAGTGGTATCATACAATTTTTATGTCTTTTAACCTACCACCAAATAATTATGACTAGTCAAACGATTGCGATACACCCGAACATACAACCCATCTATCTAAACTTGGCTTGTTATGTCTTAGTCTACCGGAATGTACTCAGTTTTAATTTCGTACTTCGAGATTCCTGAAAACTGAGCCACTCGATGAAAATTTTTCAACTTTAACAGTGTCAGAGAATATACCTTAACATGATACATCTCGGCCCACTAAATAATTCCATCCAATACTTATTAGTCCAGTGATGAACATATCAATATTCTATCACTATGCCTAGCATCACAATAACATCGAAAATGATTCCAATTATTAAAGTCACAGATATTTACGTGATTACAACCCAAGCCTAACTCACTGGGTTGTGAAGGGTAGTAAATAAAACCTTTGTGAAGGTTGACTGGCAAAACACGAAAATTAGAATCCTTTATAAAATTCAAAGCATCTTCGTGTAAATCTTAATGCCACACGTGATCCTTAAATTTTGCATCACGAGTACAACCAGGACACGCAGTTGGGACTGATGATATTTTACGTTTACCATCCCAAACTGGTATCTGCAGAAGAAAACCCTGTTGTCGGTGACAAACCCGACCTTGGGCAACTTGATTACAATAAACTTGACTACGGACGGACGAAGACATCGAGGACGAAGACGAC